GACCCGCAGCGCCCGCAACAGCACCCAATATATTGCCTTGCTTGGCTGCAATCAGTGCGTTTAAACCTTGAGCAAATGGAGCTACGCCGGGAATAAATGAAGCAATTGACAGCAGTGGCGCAATATTCCCTATGTCGCTGCTAGACGCGCCCTGTGTGTAAAAGATAGGATTACCTTGGGAATCAAACTGCACACCGTAACCGGTGTTTCCTTTTCCCTCATAAGTGCCGCCAAAGAAGTTCCCCGTTTGGCGCTCGGTGTATGTGTTCGGGACTTCTTGACCAGTAACTTTATTTCCAAATGTTGTTTGCCCAGTATCGGCTACCGCTTGCCCATTTACCGTTTTAACTTTTGATGGATCAACTGGTGTGTAGTTGAAACCACCCTCTCCGTTGTCCTGAGCAAGACCATATTGAGTATCTATTTTTGCGTCTTGTGGGACATCAACCATCTTATATGTTGGGTTTCCCTCTTCATCAGCGCCACCATCGGGTTGCCTAATGACGTTTCTGGAAGTGCCAGCATCTTCATCGTAGAGTTGAACAACTTGATTGCCGTTGTATGTTTTACCAATCTCTTGAACAGGCTCATACTTTGGAACCTTACCAAACTGCTTGATGTCGGTAATGCCAATGCTAGACAGAATCTTAGCCATGTCCTCGGCATTTGCCTCAGCAGAACCAAAACCCGCACCAGACCATTTACTGGTTAAGCCTTGGCCAAGAATTTGTTTCTTTATAAGTTGCTTGTAATCTTCAGCCATATTTTTCCTTAAGGCAGAGCCGACACAAATGACATTGTGGCCACAACAGATTGAGTAGACGGTTTTGTAGGCGTGCCAGAAGCCGCAAGGTGCTGAATACTCACAGCGACATTAGGTACAGACCAATATATTTCAATGTAATCATTGGCACTCATAGACAAAAAGTAATTCCAGCCAATAATTGAATGCCCGTCCGTGCCTGCGTGTCTATTTGGAACAGATATAAAACCAGTTGATCCTGTAATATCAGCGCCGTTTTGTTTTAGCCAAATGTAAACATCTTGGAAGGCCGTATCAGTGTTTTGAAACTGAGCACTAAACTGTAGGTTATAAATACCAGCAGTTGCTACCGTGATTTTAGAGGTATCTATGGTTACACCATTAGAAAAATCTGTGGTGTTGAACGTCATCAACGTGGCTGTATTGGCCGTGGCTGTTTGATCCTGATCGCTAGAAAAAGCCCCGTAAGGCAGACGCAAGCCAGACCCATCAATTGAGCCTGAGCCAGTATTCATCTGGTTAAGAATGTTTTGCAGGCGGTTGAAATACAGCCTAAGCACATTGTTTAGCTGATCTTGGTACGCTTTGTTGTATTGCTCTGTTGCCAACGGCAGAGCAGGCGGCTCAACCCGCTGAAAGTCGTATTCCGTTGTGACGATCAGACTCATGAATTACCTCTGCGGCCATCTTGACGGATGTCAATACGGGGTGAGCCAAGCTGCCATGCGCACCCAAGCTGGGTAGATTCCACCTTCATAATCATTTGACGGCCACGAACCCTGACGTAAACCTGACCCGTAAACTCTTCAATCGGCACAGTGGCTGTACGTACTACCGTAGCATCCGAGTTGCCACCCAAAGAGATTGGGCTGTTGGCTCCCGATCCAGAGTTTTGCAAGGGGATTAAAGTCATGGTGACTTGCGGAGATGATGTATCAGACCCACGGAAAGTAATGTCGGGCAGGATACGCCAGACAAACCCAAAGTGATCGCCGTCATCAATGTCAAACTCGGTAGTCTCAATAACGGCAGTAATTGGCAAAGTTGTACCGGTTTCGTTGTCATCATTACCTTGTTCGTGGTAGACAATGTTGTACGTATACGTTGCCGCCATTGGGTATTTACGCAGGGCAGAGTCAATCCATGCTGTTCGGGCCATTGAGCCGTAAGCCCAGACATCTTCTAAGTAGTTGTATGTTACGTACTTATCAATAGTGAACGACCCAGCGGAACAGTAGAACCACCAGATCTCGTTAAAGCCTTCATTGGTAGAGGCAAAGAATTGATCCTGTTGCTCCAAGTTAATGTCTTGGAAAACATACTGACGCAGATCACATCTAAGAGTCTGCACCCGACCGTCGTATTTGTAGAACTTATCAATGCCCATCCAGTACACCACACCAGTGGCGGTTGCAGCTGCGTTTGGCCCAGCAATAGAGATGTTGTCTCCCAATAACTGGGAACCCCAAACCGCTGGCGGCCCTTGGTATTGCAACGAATACAGAGCTGAGTCTGTAAATACAACAATCTCCTGCCGGGTCTGAATTGCAGTAACAATCTTTGAGCCTTTGGATAGCTGTAAGCTACCAGCCTGATTGGTTGCAGAGGGGAACCATTCCAAGTAATCCTCTTGGTCAGACCAGCGAATCAACATGGGGTTTTGAATGGTGCTTCCATAGTCATTACAGCCAAACGCAAACGTAAAGCGTGAAGCATCAGACACCAGAATAGAACTCTGAACCGTTGGGCAGGAAGAAGCTCCCGGCAAGTTGTTAATAGCCACACCCCGTGAAGTCAGCAAAGAGCTTGCTTTCCAGACGTAAATCTCACCACCGTTAGGTGCAAAGAGTAAGTCTTCACCAAAGTTAGCCTGTGACCAAATACGCATCTGGTCAGATGATTCCACACCAACGCCCCAAGGCCCAGCACCCCACGGGCCAGCACCCCAGCCAACCAAAGGAAGCGCATAAGGAGCGCCAATGTTAATTTGGTAAGCAGCAACCACAGCAGACCCACCGCCCGTAGCAGTGGAAGTAGCCGGGCTTGCCGCAGTAATTGTATATTGAGTGGTAGATGTGCCGGTTACGGTTAGCTCATACTCACCATTTAAAGTAAGGCCACCAACAGCTGTAGCACCGCTGAAGGTAACGAAGTCACCATTGGTATAGCCACCAGCTGCGTCAGTAACAGTGACTGTTGTAGACCCGTTGACTGTAGCAAATGGGTTTGTCAGTGCAACGCTAAGCTTTGTATATGTTGCTGAAACAGATGCACCACCCCCGCCCGTTACGGTGGATGATGCCGTAACAGACACGGTAATTGTGTAGTCGTCAGCTCCAACATACGTTATGGTGTGGTTAGTGTTAAGTACTTCTGCCGGAATTCCACCGACCGCAACAGCCCCAGAAAAGGTAGCGATGTCGCCGGTGAGTAAACCGTGGGCAGTGTCATTGACGTTAATAACGTCTGACCCAGATGCGGTGTCAAAAGGGTTGTTTAGTGTTATGGGAGCTTGTACAGCCGAGCGCAACGGGGTAACGTCGTAATACAGTCCACCGTTCTCAATGTAGAACTTTAGGTTAGTACCAATACCCAGCAGATTCTGCCCGCCCAGAGTCACCCAGTTCCACAAAGAGCGGCATACACCTTGGAAAATAGCGGAAGAAATACGCTGCCAACCACCGATTTTTTCAGGTGTGCCTTGGCGAAAGCGGATCTTATCGGAAACGTAGTAACCGTTCTCCGACGTGTAGCGCGTATTTTCTCTGTTTACGCCAGCTTTCTGCTGAAGTTTCTTTAATGGCATGGCTTATTTTCCCATCAATTTGGGTGTGCATCAAGCATACAGCCGTGTGCCTGTTTTGTCGATAATCAGTGCCTGTTTTCTTGGCTTGGCATCTGGCGTGTTTGGGATGCTTACATGGGTCCAGCGGTCAAACTCTCGGATAACTTGGTCGTATGACAGGCCAGACGCAATGATGGTTTTGACCACTTCGTCAGGGGTCAGTTGAGGTACTCGGATGTCCACAGCACAACCAATGCGATGCTGGCTAGTATCTTTAGAACCAACAGCATCATTGACTTGCTTGCTGCGAAAAGCAGAATTAACCATGACTGGTCTTCCGCCCAAGGCAGTTTTGACTTCCTCAAGGAAGGCTGCGAGTCGCTTAAGGTTCTCCAGCTCGGCTTCGTTTGGGGTATTGTCATACTGTCTGTGGTCAGTGTGCGTGAGTTCTTCAAGGGTGAAATGTGGTGTCAGATTCATTTTTTAATCCTATCTGCAATCTTTTCCATTGTGCGTCCACCAAAGTAGAACGACATCACGAGCATGCCCCATTGTCCCAGCAATTCAACGTAAGCGCCACGGGTTTCGTACTCAAATATTGAGGCAATGGCAAAGCCAGAATAGGCAACCAACAGGAAGATTAGCGTCATGGGACGAATGTTCTTGGACAGCCAAGAATCACTAGACATGTCAGCCTTAACCCGCTCGGTCAGGTTGTTCTGCTCCGTCTTGTATAGCTCGGTTTCGTTGGCCATCTTAGCCAGCTCACCGTCCTGAGCCATCTTCTGAAGTTCCAGTTGCGCTTTGGCCTTGGCCTCTGGGTCTGGGATTAGCTTGTCGATAAGTTTTCCACCTACCGATAGGAGTGCGTCTAGTCCAATCATTGTTTGCTCCTTGTAAGCATGGTTGCTGCAATTTCCATCATGGTTCTTGTTACTTGAATGTCAGCGGGTTCATTATCCCAGCCTACAGTGATTTGTCCAACAAACCGGCTTGGATCAGGTGGGATGCTGACTCGGCAAGTGTAGGAAACCCCCTTGGCGATATACCATAAACCCATTTCAGATTGCGCTGACTTGTACTCGCCACAAGGAATCTCACTTGCCATCAGCCTAATCACATCAGCGTTGTTGGCTTGGTTTTGAGTAAACAGCCCAACATCAAGCCCATCATTGGTTTTGTCTCTACCCTCTTTGGTGTAAGCACGATACAGCACTCTAGTTCCAAACATAGGGTTTACTTTGAATACAGCCACAATGGTAGCGTTAGTTGTTTTAAACAAGTGGGCGGCAGCGTCTTCCACCCTGTCCTCAACAATGCTTGGCATTCTCTTAGATTCTTTATATGCCCCCATCAACAGTTCTTGGTTCTGCCAAACAAAGTACCCAGCAAACGCAAACACCGCCATGAGCAGCAGCGCAAACAGTTTAAACGGGCTATCCACATAGGACAGCACCTTGCTCAATACGTCTGCTGGCTTTTCATCACTCATAGACCAATCATTCCCAGTAGTTTGTTTACGACCTTATCGG